TGTTTGTGTATCTAAATCAGTTGGACTTAAATTTTTACCTGAAAGTACTACTGTAACGACTGTAGTGGTTCCTCCCGCGATAGTCATTGTAAATGTTGCATCTCCTGTATAAGTTCCACCTGAAGGAACAATTGCTTGAGCGGCAGCATTGTTAAACGCAGCTGCTGTAGTAGCAATACTTAATAATGGCTCGCCAGCTACTAATCTATATCCTGTAGTAGTTGACCCATATATTCTCTTTAAATAAAAGGAATTGAAATAGTTTATATCTAAAGTTATTGCCATTGTCTTATATAATTATCACTTGTTTTATTAAAAATTACCACTAAGGATTACATGGATTGTTACTACCTGTACAAGCTCCACTACTATAAGTGCCATCACCAAAATCTACATAAAACTGGGCCGCAGTAGCACCATCACCTGTTTGAGAAGAAGTTACTACTCTATAGTCTCCAAGCTGATCAAATATATATTTATAATACACATTAACTCCCGGTGCTTGATTTGTATTTAAATCTAGTTGTGGGTAAGTAGGATATGCTGAGGCATTATATGTATTATATAAAGATGGCGTTGGGGAGATACTATCAATTTCTGTCCAAGGATTTCCAGGTCCTGTTCTATATTGTATTGCTATTTGTATTGATGCATCCCCTGCTACCGTTGTATCAACTTCTAAATAAGTTATAATTTCTATTCTTCCTTGGAATAAACCACCTTGACAACATGTAGTACTTACAGATGTAGGATAACAACTTGCACCATCTTGAGGGCCTAGTGAATTATATGCTCTCTGAGAATTATAGAAAAAAGTAGGAGTAAGACCAAAAGGATTGCTTGTACTAGTCGCAGTTGTTGTAGTATTATCCTCTGCAAGTAAATATTCTGCTTGACTTACATTAGCGCCTGGAGGGACGGGCATTTTAGCGGCAGACCCACCGATTGGACCATTACAAATTACTTTTGGGGCATATGCTGTTCCTGCTGTAAAAGTAATTCCTTTAGCTATAGATAAAAATCCAGCCCCTGTACCCTGAACATCTGCTAAGTTTACATATACTGTATATTCTTGTTCATTAATCATTGTTTTTGAAGTAGTTATCAAGCCTGTGCTATCAATACTAAAAAAAGCTGTTTCACTTGCTGGTAAGACCGACGCTATACTCCAAGCAAGTTCTGCTTCATAATTATCTGTATTTAAAATATTAGTTCCATTAGTACCATATAATTGTACTATAGTTGTATCTCCCACTAAAGGATTTGAGGCTAATGTATAAGCTGGAGTAGAAATAACATTACCTGCATCAATAGCTGTATGATACATTACTGGTGCTACATTAGTTAAATTAAAAGTTAAGACAGCTGGAAGATCATCATTATATGCATTCCCACCGGATATAACATTTAAACTTACTATATAAACTCCACTAGAAGGTGTCGCCCCTGTAGTTGTTATATACCAAAAATAACTATTAGTTTGAATCTGGAACTCAGGAGAGCCACTAGAATCTAAGCCAAAAAGTTCTTTAACATCTGTACTAGGCTCATTTTGTTTTACTATTTGTGTAATAGTTACAGAATCTATTCCACCACTTACTTCGGCGCCAGAGCCATTTATAAATTTAAATGCAGTTCCAATATTAGCAGAATCTGTTACACTTTCTGCAAATGATGCAGTAGAAGCCGTAGTGATACCAATTATGCCTCCATATTCTGCCACTATAGAAGAATTTAATGTTTCAATTTTTCCACACATAGTAGTTTCCCAATATATATCTAATAAAGAAAATACTGGTTTAGTTTCAGCTATAGATAATATAGGCATCATAGCAACCGCTCCACCCTCAGATCCAGTGTATCCTGAATCTATACTTCCTGCTACTATCGCTCCGACTGGATTTCCAGAATTAGCTGAAGTACTAAATGATACTATAAAAGGATTTTGATCAGATCCATAAAAAGACGGAACACTAGACACGTCCCCATGGGGAATAGCTCCTGTTGGTTTATATTGTAATATTTTCTTAGTATCCTCCGGGTCTGGGGATCCATCCACAATTATTGCCCCTGTAGAATCTACACCTACAGTGCTATTATATTCTCCTTGATTACCATAAGGAACCATATAAGCTGTATTACCTGATCCCCATGCTACAAAAGGAATAGCTGCATATTGAGACTCCCTTACTGTAGAAATATTTTGTACGTTTTGACTTGCGGTTCCAGGATAATATTGTTGATTATAAGCAACTGGAGGATAATTAGTTACATTTTGAAGTACATCAGGATTATTAATTCTAATATATAAAATCTCATCACTATTAAACTCTTCATCAGTAGGGCCTACTTCTTTAAGATTTCTAGGAATTTTATTTATATTATCACCTATAAGCGTAGCTAAAGCTAATTTATTTCTATATGTTTTAGGTATAGTTGGGTTGGTTGAAACCGCTCCAGCATTAGGTTTTAATCCTCCTCTAGCATTACTTAATCTATCTTGTATCGGTAAACCATTAATAAACCCTGGCATATAAACATTATAATATTCTTGCTCTTGCTGTTTAATTACTATTTTATAAGTATACCAGCCTAAAGGATTTGCTTCACCAACATTTCATCTCCTTGGGTATATCCAGATCCTGCAGTTATAATAGTAAGTCCATCAATTTCGCCTGTCCCTATTATTGCGTTTACTCTTACTGTGCAACCACTACCTGTTCCACCTATTGTATTATATGTTACCCCTGTTACATATCCATCATCAGCATCTGTAATAAGCAAAACACTACTTACCCAACCTTCTTCTCTATATAAACCAGGTTCTCCTATAGCAGTATTAGGACTATTTGCAAACTGTTCATCTAATGTAACGGTTAAAGCTTTCCCTATCCAATCTATTATTTTAGTATTAGTATTGTCGCCTAAAGTATTATAAGGTAAATATACACTAGACCCTGGAAGAGTTTTAGTATCATCATAAGAAGATAATATAACGTCTGATTGTCTCCCAAAATAATCTGCTAAAACAAATCCTATTTGATAAGTTCTATTTTGTTTTACAGTATGATAAGGATATTGAGTATATAAATCTTCTACTGTATTTCTATTATTTGTTCCTGCACTATAAGCAATAGATTTAGGTGGAGTCATTCTTTCTACAATGTTCCCATACACCACTCTATTACTAATCAGTTCTTGTCCTAAAGCCTTTACAGGAACTTTATCATATACCCGAGTAGTTTGTCCTTCGGTTAAAGTTTTATAAGGTTTAGTAGATTTATAATCATAATCCCAATAATATTGATCTATTAAACCATTTACAGAATCATCATATTCTACTAATGATATAGTTGATGAATCTACATATACTATAAATCTACCATTACTTCCAGTAGTATCACATGTAACAATATCTCCATCTTTATATTGAGATCCATTTGTAGTAATAGTTCCTCCAGTAATAGCACCAGTGCCTGTTATAGTAATAGTTAATCCGCTAGCTGCTGTATTGGCTACTCCTGTATATATATTGCCATAATTAACTACTGCTTCTACCCCAGCAGTATATCCGCTTCCAGCCGCATATAAACTTATAGAACTTGCAGCCCCACTTTCTGTTATACTATTTGTTGTAATACTATCTAAAACTTTAACAGATAAAGCATCTGATTCTTTATATAAAACTTCAATTGCTTTTACATTGTAAATACTTTGAAGGTTACTTAGTGAGGTAGGTAAAGGAATCTTTAATCCTATAGTATCTACATCATTCTCAAACCATTGTAATATTGTACTAGTATATGCGTCTTCCTCATCTTGATAATAATTATTATATGTTGCGGCAAAAGTAGAAACCCGGATAGTTTCTGTTTGGTCTATTTGCCCAGATCCAAATTCCCCATATTGTTTTGGTATAAACATTATTTGACTAAATGGAGCCATTAATGAATACTCATTATCATCAAATTTAAATCTATAACTAAATCGTACAAACTTATCATCTAAAAATGAAGGATCCCCAGGATAAGCAGCTTCATAAAGAGGATTATCCCCAAAAGTAACTGTATCTGCGGGGTCACCAGAATCACTAAAGCCTGTATAACTTCCGCCTGTAGGGTCTTGATCAAAATAAATTTGCCAACTTGTTACTCCCTTAGTTGTAGTTCCAGAAACTATCACTACATCTTTAATCCTTAAATCACTAGGGATATCGGTAGGGCCAGGGGTTTTTGAAACTAAATCTCCAATTTTAGGAATTCCTCCTAACGATATACCATAAGTAGATTCACTTCTTAAATCTAAATATTGCCACCCATTAGGATTATAAGAACTAACCGTTGATGGAGCTGTATTAGGTTTTGCGGAAACATCTTCTAAAATTTGTTGTGAATAGTTAGACATATATTGGTCACTATGATTCTCCATAGTAGTTCTACTAAAATCTACTTTAAATCCGGTAGCTAAAACAGATCCTATAGAAGGGGATACTTCAAAAGATGTAGTAGAATTTATCTTAATAACTTTAACTAAGGTAGGAACAAGTTCTGTAACTCCTGGTCCTTTATTATGATCCATTACTATATCTCCAACTCTTACACTAGGTAAAGGATAACTTACAACTAAAGTAGTAGCAGTGGTTGTTGCAGCAATAGTTCCCGTAGTTCGTGCCATTGGAATAAGAGGATTCCAAGGATAATATTTAGCTACAGAAATTTGAACTTCTGTAGTATAAGCTGAAGGGTTATTACCTGCTGTAGTTATATTTATTCTTCTAGGTTGATTAAAATTATCCGTCCAGAATAATAAATTTTCTATTAAGTTAACTCCATGTATAGGAAATTTTTGATTAAAGTTTAACCAATATCCTGATACTAAAGTAGTAGGAGATCCTGGGTTACTTAAATCAAACTCTACTATCATACATGTTTCCGCTGATGTTGCTCTTGAAGCTGAATCACTATTGCTAAATGTTGTGCCAAAAACGTATACTCTATTATTAGTTTCATCTACTGTATGCCCTATAACTACAACATGAGCTGTTGAAGAAATAGTACCTACTTGTAAATTACCTAAAATATTTTCAAATTCACCTACTGTAGCGGCTTCAGATCTGCTTATCAATAAATTGACTGCTTCTCTATATTCTCCTTGCGGAAGAATACGAGAGTCCATGTCTTGATTCATTCTACCTTTTAAAAAGGTATTTTTAATTTCTGGCATACTTTAGTGTTTTATCCATTTAGATTTTCCACGCATTACTTGGACGATCTCATCTAATTTAATATTAGATAATCTTATTTTTGCATTTCTTAATGCAGCATATCTTTGTCTTTTATATTGTGGGGCAATAGAAACTGTTGCAGTTCTTGTAGATAATATACTATATAATAAGTGTTGATACATTGCTTCTTCGGCAAGTTTAGGAACTTTAGTATCTAGATCATAAGCTAATCCGTCTGAAACATATTCTAACATTACTAGTTTATTTTTTAAATCACTAGAAAAATTAAACGTACCTCTTTTTTCATCTATATTAAACCAGCCATTCATTTGCATATTAACAGGGTCGCCTCCGTATCTTTGTCCCCAATATCCGCCAATTCCATAAGCTTCTCCCCACCAGTCATACATATAAATAGTAGGATTGCTACTACTGTTTGCAGGCCAAAGTCCTGTAATATTAGCGGTATTAAATCCTTCCCATCTTTCATTAGTTTGTGAAGTACCGTCTATATTATCTCCAAAATTATCTTGAACAATTTCACCGAACTTATCTTGTACTGGAGCATCCCATGGGCTACTAGTTAATTGTGTAGGAAATATTGTATGTTTAATTCCATTACCATCAACCCAAGATAGTTTAACATAATTAACATAATCTTGTGGTATTATTACCGAAAGATTATCTGCTACAGTTAATTCTTGAGATTTTATACTCTTTAACGTATCATAACTGAATTCTTGTAAACCTCTTTTTGCATGAAAAATAACATCTGTTCTATTAACTCTAGGTATTAATTTATCTTGACCTACATATCCAACTATGAAGTTATTGACTATATCATTTAAACTCACATATTCATAACCTCCATAGTTATTAGCTACAGCATCTTCTTTTAATTGTACTTTAACATATGTTCCTATAGCTTGTGCAATACCTAATACTATAACACTTTGTTGCTTTGCCCCAACTTGATTAACAGTTAATGTATAAGTGGTTAAATATTCACTCCAATCCCCTAAACCTGTAGGACTTGTGTATATTCTAAAATTGTTTAAAGTAAAATCAGGATCAGTTATAGCCCAACTCGAAGTACTTCCTAGTGATAAAGCAGTATTAAAATTAAAAGTATAGTCAGTAGTTAATGCAACTGAAGTATATATAATCTGCGCACCCGCGTAATATTGTAAATTTGTTTCTTGGATTAATCCACCATCTGGTCTAGGCATATCTTATTGTTTTGAGTTTTGTTCTTCTGCTTGTATTTGCCCCGCGGCTACTTGTACAATAGTAGGATCATTTATTATTACTCCAGCATAAGCCAATATTCTAGTAATAACATTAGTTTGTTCTGATACATTTAATTCAAAATCAGTAGAACTACCGGCATTATATATAAATTGTCCTAGTGTCCCTGTAGTATAAGCCCATGTTACATCAGCAGGTTTTTTCAAATAAGAAATAGTTATATCTGTACCAACTATAATTGTAGTAGGATACACATATAATAAGTTATTCTCATATAGATATACGGGGAAACTTGTTGTTGGTTGAGTTAAAGGGGAAAGTAATAACTGTGTTATTTGATTTCTTTGTGAGTACTCCGTTAGTTGAGTACCTCTATAAAATACAGAACCTAACCTATAGATGTCTGTAGGGGTTAAAGTAAAATGAGGACCTACATAAGCTGTTGCTCCAGTCCTTTGGAAGAATTGTAAATTTTCTTCAATATTTTTAACACGATTTGCATATTCCGTGTCATTTTGTATGGCACGATACTGTTGGCTTAAATCATCTTCGTATTTTTCAAATATATTTAATTGAACCTGAGTCGCCACTTTATTTAATTCATCAGGGGTTATATATCCTCTTTGCTGTTGGTTAAGGATTAATAAAACAGTCTTGTATACAGTATCTACGTTTATTGCCATTCTAGTATATTATTTATAATAAAGGCGGCGTGTTGCCGCCCTTATTAATATTCATGTTAAGATAGTTTTTTATCTATTGCTCTATAGACATCTACACCTTCATCGGTTTTAAACCATGCGGCTAAAGCTGAATGTGGGTTTTCATCAAATGGAACATTAAATAATTTACGTTCATTTTTACCTAACGTAAATGTTCTTTGGTCATGAGATAATTTTATAAGCCCTGCTTCAATAGCTTTGATTCCAAAGTTTCTTAATTGAACATTTTCATCTTTAGCTAAATCAAGAAATAATCTAGGATTTTTCTTAGCAAACCTAATTAAATCTCTTTTTATTTCTTTCGAACTTAATTGATTTATTTCAGAACCAATCTCCACTCTTAATATTGCTTCAGATACTTCTATTTCCATTGCTCTTGCAGCTATTAATGCTTCAATTTCAATTTCCATTTCTACTAAGTCATCTTTAGCTTGTTGGATTTTCTTAACTTCTTCGTACCTTCCGTTTAAATCTGGATGATATAAAGATAAAAGTTTTTGTAAAGCTTGATGTTCTTTTGGAACATGTAAAGTACCATCTTGGAACATAATATGTCTTAATGTCACTTCTCCTTTTTGTTCATCTACAAATGGAGTTGGTTGATTAGTCGCATATCTTAAAGCTCTTTGTTCTTTTTTCACTGGATCAAACCATAACAAAGGATATTTCTCTGTATGTCTTGATTTCATTGTAAAAGTTAAAGGTTCTTTATTCCCAGTTAGAAAATAATTTCTATCTTTTATTTCCCATCCATCTTCTGGATGTGGTTGTTTTTTGGGTTGTGATGGAGTTTTAACCTTAATTGGTTGTTCCATTACAACTTCTTGTTTTTCATTTTTTGACATAATATAATATAATTAAATAGTTAATAAAAATAAAGGGCAAGGCGCCGAAGCGCCTTTTCCTTTAAATAATAATTAAGCTGTAAATAATACGAAATTATTTCTAGCTTGAGTACAAAGACATCTTTCTGATAAGAAATTTACCTCCATAGCATCTAAATTAGAAGTAGCAGCACCGCCAACAGAACCTGTTAACCATGATTTCATTCTTCTATCATCTGCTTGAGAAGCTCTATATCTTACATGCAAGAAAGGTCGTCTAATGTTTGTTCCTAGTAACTGATCGTATACTGAAGAAGTACCAGCTGGTACTAATACACCATCGATGTTGTCACCGTTAACAAAGTTAGAAGAACCACCTCTTGTAGAAGCGTCGTTTAAGTATTTCCAAGAAGTTTTATAGAAGTCATATGAGCCTCTTCTAAATCCAGAGAAACCTAAGTTAAGCGCCATATCTTCAGAGTTTTCAAATACACCATAAGATGTACCTCCAGCTCCGTAAGAGTTTTGTGTCGCTAACATGTTATCAAATAATAACTCAGTTTTTCTGTCTAAGAAAAGCATATTTTCTTCAATAGCTCCTTGAGTATCTAAGTTTTCAAGTACTTGATCAAAGTCTTGTAATGATCCAGCATATCCTGAAAGTACGTTACCACCATTGTTAATAGCAGCAAATAAACCTTCAGTACCTAAAAGTGGAGCAGCACCTAAAGTTCCAAAAGAGTTAACGCTTGCAACGTTATCTCCAAAAGCTTTAGAACCAGCACCCATTCCAGTAGTAGCTAATTCACCTTCAACCATTGACATTTCAAGATAATCTTCAAATCTCATTCTAGTTTCACCTTCAGCTTTTAAATACCAAAGATAACCGCTAGTTCCGTCTTCACCAGCAACTTCAACCCAACCAATTTGTGCAGTATCAGATCCGCTTACAGCATATCTGTTTCTGATAATAATTGGCTTGTTTTGGAAAGTTGTTAGTTTAGGTTGAATAGACTCACCTGTAGTTGAGTTATCTAATGTAGAACCTTTAGCATATTCAGAACCAAAAACAAATACTTTTAATCCAGTTTTTGCAGCAGCTGCAGCACCTGAGATAAATTTCTGGTTGTAAGCATAAGCAGTAAAAGTTGCGTATGCAGCTAATGGACTTACTGGAGCACCTCCAGAGTTACCTACAATAGCTTTTACCGTAAACGAAGGATCGTTAGGATCCATAACTACTATTGTTGCATTTGGCATAATAGCATTGTTTACAGCATCAGTAGCGACGATTGCACCACCACCTGGTTTGTTGATAGTCATTGTGAAACCATCAGCAGCTAGACTTACATTATCATATGCGATATGTAATCTATTTTGCTCAGACCAAACAACTTGGTCAGACATCATTGGCATTTCAGCGCCAACCATTCTTAAGAAGCCACTTAACGTTCTGTTTCCATAACGCTCTACCTCTGCTTCATAAATTTCTGGTAGATATTGTTGAGAGAAATCTCTTGTTCCGTCTGTAAAGCTCATATAGTTAGAAACTAATAACTGCTGTTCAGAACTTGGAGATAATCCCCCAAACTGAGGACTTAATACACCCATAATAAATAGTTTTAATTGTTAAATTTACTTCGTTTGATTTTTAATCGTGAACTATCCACACCATCTATAGCTCGAACTTTAAATCCTCCAACGTAAATATCTTGCGCACCCGATTGACGCGCTTGATCAATTGTAGGGTTTTTTGATTTTTCTACAACTGTTTTAATTCCATCAGACTTTCCTTGTTCGTAAAAATGATTTACTATTTTATCTATATTCTGTGCGGCATATATAGCTTTATGATAACCTTTCGTATCTTTAACATTTCCTTCTTTGTCTAAGAACCTCTCGACGAAGTTGTTTAGATTAGATTGATTTTCTGCAACAGCACTGGGATCTTTAACACCATATCTATACTTCTTTTCTCCAACTTCGAAATCAAAACCTTTGAATTCATCAGAGAACATCTGTTTAGTAGTGTCAATGAATTTTTTATGCCTTTGCGTAGCTACTTCCTGTTCTTGGTTGTAGCGATTAAAGAATTCCATTGCTTTTTGTTGTTCTTGAGTTACTCCAGGTCTCAACTTGATTTCCTCGTAGTACTTATTCTTCATGTCCTCCAAAAAGTTTTTGGCTTCTGCAACCGCTTCTTTTTTAGCGAGTTTTTTTCTTTTGACGTCTCGCTCTTCGTCAATTTCGTCATCATAGGTAAAGTTTTCTTCGATAATAAAATCAACTTCTTCTTTATCTAAATGTGGTTTTGTTTTGCTATAATATTCTCTTAGTAATCTATCATCGTTTACATTAGAATAATCAGCATTTAATCTTACATAATCCTCTACCGTACCACCTGTTTCTTCCATAAATTTAACTAAATTATTTATGTTTTCTGGTAAAACTTGTTTAGGTTGAGATGTTTCTATTTGTTTTTCTACAACTCTCTCTGGTTCGGATGAAACTTCGACAATAGGCGATTCGGGCTCTTGTACTTGCACGACTTCCTCGCTGGACCGTACTTCTTCATCCACTCCTGATAAATCTTCGGTTCGTTTATCTTCAGGTAATTCATTTGTTTCTCCGATTGGAATGGCATCGTCTTCTTTTTTAGTTTCTGTTTCTGGTTTTTTATTTAAATCTACTTTGATAGGTTCTTCAACTTTAGCATTTCCCTCTAAAGATGTATCTACTTTAGATAAATCTACTTTAAAAGGTTCATCTTTTTTACCTTTAAACTTATCAAATTTAGGTTTTGACATTTTCATATCACCACCTTCCTGAGTAGTTTCTTTAGCTACCTCAGGCTTAGTTGTTTCTTGCTCTGACATAATATAATATTATAAAATTAATTAAATACCTGGTTGTGCACCAGGACCTTGTTTCTCAAAATCAATAGGCATTAAATCATTGTTTCTTTGATCTATCATAGCGCTTTGCTGTGAGCCTTCAATTTTAGTTCTTTTATCTTTACGATCTTCAATAGCAGCTTCTTTAGCTTGCATTGCCTCAACTTCCATTCTCTTTAACTCTAAATCAAATTGATGTTGAATTTGCATTTCTTTTTGTTTAATTTGAGAAGCAGTTTGTAATCTTTGTATTTCCATTTGATTCTTAGCTTGTTCAAATTGTACATTAGAAGCAGTTAAAGCTTGTTGTTTTTGAACTTCAGCTTCAGCAGTAGCTTGAGCAGCTTGTGCTTTTGCTTGTTCTTGAGCCTGCATCATTTGCTGTTGTTGTGCTTGTTGCTCTTTAGCTCTACTCTTTCTTTTTTGTTTTAACACATCATTAGCAAGTTTTAAATTTTTAACCTGTCTAATATCAATAGCATCTTCTAAATCAATACTGTTTTGTTGTAAAGCCATTTGAATATTTTGCTCTAACATTTGTTTTTCTTCTTCTTCTGGTTCTAGTTTTAAATAAATACCAAAATCATGAAGATTTAAATTTTGTATTTCAGACAATGTACCTACATTATAAGTAGATATAGAACTTTTCAAAGAATTTAATGTTAAAGGGTATTTTAGTGAATCAGCTATTTTCAATGTAATATTCTCACATGTTCTTAGTGTTAACCATAAACTAGCATTCAACACGTGTTTAGTTGCTACGTTAGAAGCGTTAGCTGCCATTTTTTGTAAACCAACTAAAGTATTTTTATCTGGAACCGATCCATCTCTAGCTTCATTTAGTCCCGTCACATCTCTTATCATTTGTAAATAATACTGATAAGTCTGTATTAAGCTAGCAATTTTTTGTCCACCCGAAGATGTTTGTAATTCTTGAATAGGTACTTTACCTGGATTCATATCACCTTCTTGAGTTAATGATCTACCAACAATACTACCAGTTTGGAAATACATGTTTAAAGCCTCAGCTGGATTATAATTAGTACCATTACCTAGATCTACTTCAGCTAAACCATCCATATCTAAGAACACACCATCTGGAACCATTCTAGCAATAACTTGTTGTAGCTTTAAGTGAGTCAACTGAATCATATCAGCAAATCCAGTTATTTTATTTACGATAGAGTTTATTCTACCTTTATACATACGAGGAGCACATATAGCATAGCTCATCTCTACCTTTGTAGTATCAGCAAAAGGTCTGGTCATGTTTTCAGACAACTTCCACTCTATCAATTCGTTGTTACCTATACATTTTACACCTTGATAAAGAACTTCTATTTTTCTTTCTACTCTTTCAAAATTATCATTTACAGGAGGATTGAATGTATCTGGTTTTTCTAATGCTTTTTCTAAACCACTATCAGTTTGTTTTATTTTAAAAACTTGAGTATTATAAGTTTTGTATTCAAAAAACAACATTTGAATAGTATCAGGATCATATGTTTGCCAGCCATATAATCTTTCACTTTGATTACCTTTAGATTTAGATATTTTTTCTAATTGATCAGGTGTTAAGTGTGGAAACTGTTTTGCTATTTCTGGTATAGTTAAAGCTTTAACCTCTCCAACATAGTATATGTCTTCAAAATTAGGGTCATCTGTATAAGAATAAATAAGTCTAGAAGGATCAACATAATCAATCGTAACTCCATTTGACTTGTTCCATTGTGTTTTTACAGCACCAATACCTAAAGTAACTAAATCATATATAAATCTTTTCTTTATGTTTTTAAATTTATTTTTAGCTAAAGTATTGTCTATAACTTCTTCTTGAGCTATTTCTACAGCTTGCTTGTAACTTAGCTGCATATGTAAATCTAACTCTTCTTCGTTTTCTGGTAAATTAGCTGGATCAGGACTTTGATATTCACTAATACCTAGTGTGTTTTGTAGTTTTTGTAAATAAGGTTTTGCAACCATATCTTGTAGTATAGCTGAAGCATAGTCTGTTCTTTTCTTTAATGAAACTGGATCTTGAGCAAAAGCTTGTATTTCAAAATCTTTTTCTGATAAACCATTTACAACAATATCTACAAATTTAGAAATAACAGGAACAGGTTTCCAGTCTAAATTAAGATAAGACATATCACCATTAATAGCTAGTTCATCTTTATATTTTTGAACCGGTTGTTCACCACGAGCGTATAATCTTAAGGTGTGGAATTGATTGTATGAAGCAGCAAATCTAGTCCCACTACCACCTTGTCTCCACCATTCACTTTCTATAGCTTGTGCTACCTTTCTACCGTAATCAATAGAAGATTTTTCAGCGTCTGGCACTACTTGGCTAGGAAATGCACTATTTGGATTTGCGTATATATTCATTTACTTAATTATTTTTGAAACCAATCCTTTATTATTATATTTTTTAATACCTAAATCTATTGGCTCACGTTTTCTTCTACTCACTGGAGCATATCTATTTTTATTACAAGCCATTAAAGCTAAACCTGAACTAATAGAAGCATCGTGACTTGTTCTATTATTTATATCAAATGCAGCCCAGTCTTCTAATGTGCGTTGAAAATAAACGCTTCCATAAGAATCACCGTTAAAACCTACAGCAGCTTCTATATATGATTCAATAGCAGCGGCATGAGCTTGTTTTATATCTTCACTAGAGTTAGGTATTCCACCTATTTCTCTTTCAGTTACAGACAATTTGTTCCATCTTTTGTCTGGTCTATTCATTGCAAAACCTCTATAACCTCTACGTTTAAAATGGTAAAGCAATCTAGGTTTGTTATTTTCTACCAATATTGGCATACCATAAAAAACACAAGCCATTAAAACATCTTCAAAAAATATTTCAGCTGTTTGTGGTCTAGCAATATATTCTAAGAAAAAATGATCAGCAGGAGCTTCTTCCATGCTAAACTTAGTAAGACCATGTAAAGATCCGTTTGAACCTCTTTTATCTACTGTACCTGATATGTCATAAGGATCACAACCAAACGCCCCTATGTGTTCATTACCAGCGTACTTAATACCATTTTTTTCAATATATCTATTTTGTAAATTTTTATTAGGTATCCATGTTATATAAAACCTACCTTGATTATTAGGAGCAAATATAACTCTTGTATCTTTTATACCATTCTCCCATAAAAAATTACCTTGTGTAACTAAAGTTTTATTATTAGCATCTTCATTAAAATCTATTTGTTGATATATTTTTGTTAGATTAAATAAAGATGATTTAGACTCGTCTCTAAACGCATGCTTAGTTGTACGTGGAAACTGTCTATAAAATTCGTTTAAAGCATCTTGACTATTTTTTAATCCTTCAACTTCATTCTCCCAATATTCCACAACCCCGATGTCGATGAAATCTCCTTGTGGTCCTTTGATTTCGGTATCTGGAGTGTCGAAGACAGGTAAGCCATAAGAATCAATGTATCCTTCGTAGTTCCATTCCATAGGTATGAACAAACTATATAATCCCGAGCTAGTCTGTCCATTGCGGTTTCTTTTTGTAACATCTGATTCATCATATAATTTTTTAAAGTTTCTACCTCCTTTATCTAATGCGTTAGATGTAGATCCCATCATACATTTACCAATAATTCTCGAACCTAATCTAAGCGTAGTTTTTGTTACACGCCAATTATTAAGAATATTATTAGGTTTTTCCCATTTACCAGATTCATCATGAACTAATAATTTTAATTTTTCACCATCATAACTATTGTCACCTGTGTTTTTCCAGTCAATAGTTGTATCTAATCCTTGTAAATCCACAGCCTCACTTCCAGCCTCTATGCTTCTTCTTGTAAATTTACTAGCAGGTACTCTATAAGCTAGTTCTGTTTTAGGTCGATCCATACCATCTTGAATCGGTTTAAAAAAGAAAGGATAATTAACTGATATAGGTACTACTTTATCTGTAAACATTTTCTTTGCATCAGGACCTGTTTTAGATAATATACCATAACGCGAGTCACTAGATATTGTTGCTAAGTTTACAACTTCTCCGGATGCCATAAAAGAGAATCCAGAACGACGGTTTTTGAGGTAGCACATTCCGTAGCATCTTGTATCTGCTTTGCAAGCTTCCCAGAATATAAAGAATAATCTATTGGCTTCTCTAAAGTCTGGCGCCCCAACATCAATTTTACTCCACTGCAAGTACATATAATGAGTGCCAGTAATATAAGTAGGAACATCTTTATTGTAAAACCAAAAACCTTCTTCACGTCTTCTAAATTCTTCATCTATATATTCAAACCATTTTTCTTTAAAATCTTCAGGATATTCTTTCCAATCAAAAACTGTTTTAATTCTAGATAATACTTTTGGTAATTCAGTTTTTTCCCATGTATTACTTTCAAACTTTTTAGCGTCTTCAACTTTAGGTAAAGCTATTTTTAAATTTTGTATTTCATATACTTCACCTATAACTCCATTCTTACTGATAACAACTACATCATGTTCTTTATTATAACCGTATTCCCATTTTTTATAACGGTTCATACGTTTTATAATTTTAGGCTTTATATGATTTTCTAATACTTTATATAAACTTTGCTTATACATTACTTAGATCTTCTTTCAGCAAAACCACCAAAAGTTTTTTCTTTTTTCGGTTCTTCTTTTGGTTTATCTTCTAACATGTTTTGTTCTTCTTCAATACGTGTTAGTATTTCAAGAGCGTCAAATATAGCTAGTTTTTTTGTAGCTGCAGCATTTTTAAGTCTATCTGCGGAAATATCTGGTCCAAAATCTATAATAGGTTCTTTAGCAACTTTAATTAATTCTTTAATTGCTATTCGCCCAGCTTGGATTATATTCTTTTTCGTTTCCTTTGTACTCATACTTAATTACAATATCATTTGATTTCATACAATAAATTCTTTTACCATCAATAATAAACTCCCATTCTCTACCAGGCTTGTAACCAACTAAGTCTCCTGGGTAAATCTTATATGCCTCTAGTTCATTATTACCTATTTTAAGTATACCAACGCATTTTTTTTCAATATCAACCGTTAGATTGTTTGTTTCTTTTATAGGCATTACAAAACATCTATTCATAAAAGGCAACCATTTATTATCCTTTTTATATAAATATATTTGATCTGGTTTACAGAAATATAAATCTTTTTTAAAATATTGACTACTGTTTCTTTCTTTACCTCTTACGTCATACCATCTTCTAAATATGTTATGATGTATTATTATTTCATCACCTTTTTTTATAACAGTTTTATAAGCTAAAGGTACTGAAACAACAGTAGCGTGACGACTAACCATCTTATGATCTTCTATATTAGAATTAACAATAAGTGTTTTGTCTCCTACTTTAATTTTATTATTATACCTTTCATTTGTAGGTGTAACAATAAAGTCATATATACTGTTCATTAATATTCTAAATCATATTCTACTGAAATAGCCATGTTGGAATTAAACTTCTTCCATGGCATCACTTCAGTATCTTTTTTTATATAAATGTTATAAGAATTATCTTCTTCATCAAAACTAATACTACATATTAAATGACCACCATATACTTGTTGGCCTAAAGAATAATGCATAGCATCGTTTTTGTAATCAGCACCAATACTGATTTTTCTTATAACTGAATCCATTATTATTTTTCTTCAGTCTTCTCTTCTTCTTTTACTTCTTCGTAAGAACCATCAGTTAAGTTAATATTAACTTGACCATACTTTTCTTCTAGTTCTTTTTTAGTTACATCTAACTCTTTTAAAAACTCAGCGTAAGCTTGCATGATTTCAGTTTTCTTAACCTCTAATGAACCT